TGAAACTCCTCCATTTCATTATGAGATGGCTGATGCTATTGATGACCATAAGTGTAAGCAACTTGCAATTATTTTACCTAGAGGTCATGGTAAAACTGTTTTAACCAAAGCTAGCATCATAAAGGATTTTGTATTTTGTCCTAAAGATGATATGCATTTCTATGCTTGGGTTGCTGCCACACAAAAACTTTCCGTTGGCAATATGGATTATATCAAATATCATTTAGAATTTAATGATAGCATAAAATATTATTTTGGTAGTCTTAAAGGAAGGAAATGGACAGAGGAAGATATAGAAACTTCAAATGGATGCAAACTTATATCGAAGTCTAATGTTGCAGGTATTCGTGGAGGAGCAAAACTCCATAGAAGATACGACCTGATAATACTTGATGATTTTGAGCATGAGCAGAATACGATTACTCACGAAGCTAGGGCTAAAAATGCTAATCTAGTTACGGCTGTTGTTTATCCTGCTCTTGAACCTCACACTGGTCGTCTTCGGGTTAATGGAACTCCAGTTCATTATGATAGTTTTATTAATAACCTTATTATTAATTACGAGCGTTATAAAAAGGGCAAGGGGTCTGACGACTTTTCTTGGAACGTAATTACATATAAAGCAATATTGTCTAATGGTGCTCCTTTATGGGATTCCTGGTTTCCATTAAAAAAGCTAGCAGAGAAAAAGAAGTTCTACCAAGACTCAGGCACACCATCTAAATTCTACCAGGAATATATGATGGAAGTTCAATCAGCAGAAGATGCTGTTTGGCTTCGGTCACATATAAAAGATTGGGAAGGTTATTATAAGCATGAAGACGGAGTCAACTATATTGTCATTGGCGGTGAGAGTACTCCGATTAACACGTTCATTGGCTGCGACCCGGCGACGGATATTGATACTAAAGAGTCTGATTTTTCTGTTATTATGGTTATTGCTGTTGATGTTGATAATAATTTGTTTGTTATTGAATATGAAAGACATAGGAGTATCCCAACTATTGGAGCTAAAAGACCAAATGGTGAACTTATGGATAAGAAGGGTGTAGTAGATTATATTATAGATTTATACAATAAATATCATTGTACATCAGCAACGGTTGAAGATGTTGCTATGAACCGTTCAATCTTTCAAGCATTGAATGATGAGAGGAGAAGACTAAATAGATTTGATTTATCAGTAATTCCACAGAAGCCAGGGGGTACACAGAAGAGAAATAGGATTTATAGCGGTTTAAGTGGTAGATTCAGCATGGGAACAGTACATATTCGAGAGAGTATGTTTGATTTGATTAACGAAATCGTTACTTTTGGTCCGAGAATGGCACATGATGACACTATTGAGAGCCTCTATTATGCAAACTTGCACTCACATCCACCTAATTACTCCCAAAATAAGGAGAAAGTGTGGATGAAGCCTAAACGCAAGTCTAGACATTGGATAGTAGCATGAGTAGGAAAGGGGAAATGAAATAATTAATAAAGAATACATCGAAGCATTTGAGAAAGTCATAGGACACGAAGGTGGCTATGTGAACGATAAAAATGATAGAGGGGGCGAAACTAAATATGGAATATCTAAGAGGGCATATCCGAATGTCGACATTGCATCACTTACCAGAAACGATGCTAGAGAAATTTATTTTAAAGATTATTGGAAAAAGAATAGAGTCGAAGAACTTCCAAAAGATATACGATTTTGTTATTTTGATATGTGTGTTAATATGGGTGGGAGTAGAGCGTGTAAGATACTTCAGCAGACGGCTAATGCAAAAGGAGCTAAGTTAGTTGTAGATGGAAGAATAGGTAGAAATACTATTAAGGGTTCACAATCGGTTGGACTTCAGCGTCTAAAATCTTACAGGGTTCTTTACTATGCTAGAATTGTTATAAAGAAGCCGTCTCAGGAGAAATATTGGTATGGCTGGTTCAGGCGAAGCCTCTAATGGTTTTTTATGTTCAGAGTGTGGAGCCTGCTGCAGGATTGCTGGAGAACAAGGCTTTATGCCACAAAGAGGAGATGGAGCATGTCTATATTTAACCAAAGATAATCTTTGTGAGATATATGACAAAAGACCAGAAATATGTAATGTTAAGACAATGTACAATAAAAAGATAGATGAAGGTAAGTTATCTTCAGAAATTACTGAGATAGACTATTATAAGATGTCAACAGCATATTGTCACGAAATGATAGACTTACTTAATTTGGATGAGAAGTATAAAATAGATTTAGCAGATTATGGCACGTAAATCAAACATAAAAAAAGCTGGTGAGAACTATCAGCTATGGAATAGGGCGAATACTGCCAGCCGGAACAAATGGCAGGTAGTCGCTCAAAAGGGTATCGATTTTTACTTAAATGAACAGCTATCCAGTGCTGAGAGGGATACCCTATTAGAATCTGGTATGCCAGATTTTATTATTAATCGTATAACCCCAATTATAGAAATTATGAAATATTTCGTTACTGCTAATAGTCCAAGATGGAAGGCTGTTGGAGCTGAAGGTAGTGACACTGATATTGCTCAAGTACATTCTGATATAGCAGATTATTGCTGGGAGCTTTCCAATGGGAAGTCTTTATATAGTCAGGTGGTGTTGGATTCTTTAACTAAGGGAATTGGATATTTTCATGTTGATGTAGATGCTGATGCTGATTTAGGTCAGGGTGACGTTATATTTAAAAGAATTGACCCTTTTGATATATTTGTAGACCCAATGAGTAGAGATTTTCTTTTTAGAGATGCTGGCTTCATAATGGTAAGGAAGATATTTTCTAAGACTCAATTAAAACTTGAATTACCAGAATATTCATCTAAAATAGAAAAGGCAGAAGGACAAGCAGAACTTCTCAATAATTCTGAAACCGATTTTAGGGATAGGGACAGTATCATAGCTGAAGATATTTCAGGAACATTTAAAGCAGATGGAGAAGATGAAGAGCTAGTTGCTTTTTATGAATGCTATAGAAAAATTAAGATGGTATACTGGAATCTTCAGGTTAAAATACCTCTGAGTGGAAAAGATTTAGCTGAAGCAAATAAGACTGTAAATGATGAAATGAAAGCATTTCAAGCTGAAGCAGCTGTCGCTATAGAAGAAAAAAGAGTAGAGATGGCAAGTGCAGTTGAATCTGGTGAAATTATTGAAGAAAGAGCAAGACTTGAAATAGAGAAGGCTGAAAAACAATCACAAGAAGCTACTGTCTTATATAGAGATGAATTGATGGCAAAAAAGAAGGAGGTTGCAGAAAATATAGAGAATAAGGTTATCAGCGATAAAGAATATAAGATGATGATGGAAAACAAAGAAATGGCTTCCAACATTGTTCAGGCAGTAAAATTCAATCAACCACATATTAGAGTCACTTGCAGTGTTGGTGATGAGACATTTTTATATGAGTACACATTACCATTTAGTGAATATCCAATAGTCCCAGTCCCATATATGTATACTGGTACACCATATCCAATGAGTGCTGTTGTCCCTTTAATTGGTAAACAACAGGAAATTAATAAAGCTCATCAGATTATGATACACAATGCTAATTTAGCTTCTAACCTTAGATGGATTTATCAAGAAGGTTCAGTTCCAGAGGAAGAATGGGAGAAATATTCATCATCCCCTGGGGCATTATTAAAATATAGACAAGGATTTGAAGCCCCTACCCCAGTAACTCCAGCTGCTATAAATAATGCATTTTATACTATAACTCAAGAAGGAAAGTCAGATATAGAATATATTAGTGGTATTTATTCTTCTATGATGGGTAATACTAAAGACCAACCTGAAACTTATAGGGGTTTACTTGCTAACGATGAATATGGAACTAGAAGAATTAAAGCATGGATGGGAACAATAGTTGAACCTTGCTTGGAGCATCTTGGAAGAGTATTTAAAGAAATCTCTCAAAAAACATATACTGTTAATAAAGTATTTAGAATTGTACAACCAGAAGCTGGACAAAGTTCTGGCAATATACAAGAGAAGGAAGTTGAAATAAACATTCCAATTTATAACGATTATGGTGAAGCGATTGGCAAATGGATGGATTACGCTTCTGCTAGATTTGATATAAGAATAGTAGCTGGAGCTACATTACCATTAAATAGATGGGCATTATTAGAAGAATACTTTAAATGGTTCCAGGCTGGATTAATAGATGATATTGCTATGTTGGCTGAAACAGATATTAGAGGTAAGAAGAATATTGCAAAAAGAAAGTCTCTATATGCTCAGATGAAGTCACAATTATCACAAATGGAAGAGCAGATAAAAGACAGTGAGGGAACAATTGAAACATTGAGTCGTCAATTAGTACAGGCTGGTATAAAAGATAAAATTAAATCTGGTGAGATGGAAGTCAGAAAGGACTTATTAGAGACACAGGCTCAGCAGAAAACATTAAGAGGCGTTATGAAAGGCGAAGTAGAAAGCTTTAGAAAAGATTTAAAAAGAGAGGTAGATAAGGCTAGAGATACGTCTTCTGCTACCTCAAAAAAATAATTTGAATTATTGATGCATATTACTTTAAATTACAGTAAGTAAAGGAGAAAGAATTATGGCAGATACTCAAACAACAGAATCGACAGTTGATGTTGACTCTGGTGCTGAGGTGCTTGGAATAACGCCAGCTGTTGGCTCTGACGATTCAGGGGCTTTTTTTGAAGCTCTTGATAAAGAAGTTAATAGAATGGTGTATGAAGAACCCTCACAGACAACCTCCGAAGAACTCGTGGATAACAACATGAGTGAGAGCCCTGTAGATGGTAGAGCAGCTGAAGTAGAAACATCCCATAACCCGGATGCAGGAAATGTTCAGCAACGGTACGCAGCTTCTAGTCGGGAAGCAAAGCGGTTGAGCGGTCGATTAAATGAACTGGAACCGTATGTACCTATACTAGACGCTATGAAAGAAGACCCCAATTTAATTACTCATGTGAGGAATTACTTTGAGGGTGGTGGAAATGCGCCTAAAAGTATGAAAGAAGAACTTTCACTAGATGAGGATTTTTTGTTTGATGGGGGAGAAGCCTTTGATAACCCTGACTCTGATTCTGCAAAAGTTTTGAATGCTACCATTGACGGACTCGTACAGCGAAGGTTGTCCGATTATGCCTCGCGGCAAAAATCAGATAATATACGTTTGAGTAGAGAGAGTGAATTTCGCTCTAAATATGAAATGAACGATGACCAATGGGGGGATTTAAAAGAATTTGCCCAGAATAAAAAGTTAGATTTGGAAGATATCTATTATCTGAAGAATCGTGACACCAGAGAACAGAATATTCAAAGAAACGCACAACGTGAGGTTGCTGACCAAATGCAAAATGTTCGGCAACGACCACAATCCCTCTCATCTTCAGGTTCATCCGAACCTGTACAAGTATCCCCAGATGATGAAGTCTTCGACCAGCTTTTAGGCGGTGAATCAATTAACCGTCTACTTGGCTAACTAGGTCGAATAGCCGCCGTAGTAGACATACATAGGAGATAGAACTATGGCACAATCAGATGCCGTCTATCCAACTGGTGTAAATGCCCAACTCTATGGTAAACATAGTGAGGGACTCACAGAGGGATATGGCGTAACACAAGGTTCATTAAAAGCAACAGGCGACCTTCGGAGGAAGTACAATTTTGCCGAAAGGTTTAGTGAGTTAGCTTTAGAACAAACCCCGTTTTTTCGTTTAGTTTCAAAAGTAGCGAAGAAACCAACTGATGACCCGTCGTTCAAGTTTACTGAAAAACGTCAATCATGGATGAAGCGTTATGCTTATGTAGTAGGTTTCAAGAAAACTGGACCTGCTGATGAGTTTAGTGACGCTCAGCTTAATAACATTGATGCTGCTGGTGCTACTGCTATTGCCGTTGGCGATACGTTAAAACTATGGATGGCTACTGATTATGAATCAGCTGGCAATATCCAGAATGTTTTTAATCAGTCCAAAGCGCCTATCGGTGTTGGAGCAGCCGGAACAGCACCTCAGTTTTTCCTACCAAATCAAATTATTCAGGTCAACCTTTCCGCTACGGATGAAGGTGGAACTGATATAAGCGATTATTGTCTAGCCAAAATTGTTAGTATTGGAGCATCAACTGATGTTTCTGATGCTGCGAACAATGATGGAGCTGACGTAGCCGCAGGTGTGGTAGAAGCAAGACTCGTGGAGTGTACAGTGGTTAAAGCAGCTAGTGGAGAACTTTGTTCTTTTTCTGGCAACGACCCAGTTACACAAGTTTATGACAAAGTAGTCTCTAGCGCATTAGAAGCTATGAGAACTTATGTCGTAGGCAATGCTTACGAAGAAGGCTCATCCTTGATGGGAAGAACCTGGAAAGACAATCCTTATAGTACTGGTTATGGACAAACTCAGATTTTTAGGTCTGAATTTGGAATGACCAATACTGCTCGTGCAACTGTCCTTAAATATGAACCCAATGAATGGGCTCGTGTTTGGAGAGACAAGTTAATCGAACATAAATGGGAGATTGAACAGACAGGTTTGTTTGGTTCTCAGTATTCCGATACTACCAATGAAATCAACTATACACAGGGTGCAGTTGACTATATTGCTAACTATGGTAATGTATTCTCATGGGACACAAGTAAGACTGTTGACAGTTTTATGGATGACATGAGTTCATATATTGACCCTCGTTACAATAGTCAGAAAGCAACAGTGTATTTTTGTTCCACAGCAGTATACAACTGGCTACATAAGCTAGGTGGATACTTTAAGCAAAATCTGGCTATTGGTCAGACTGGAGCTTCGAATACCGCAGGTAATCAAGCTTTATTCTCAGCAGATTTAGCTATTACTGGGCGGAAAAAGGTACTCGGACTTGATGTGACTAAAATCAGTACACCATTGGGTGACATGAGTGTAGTTCGGAATATTGCTCTCGATAGAAGCAATGTAAGTATTCTTGGTATTAACATGGGTAATGTTAAGTATCGTCCTCTAGTTGGAAATGGCATGAATCGGGATACTTCGATTTATGTTGGAGTACAATCACTGGAGAACACTGGTACTGACAAACGTGTTGATATGATTCTTACAGAAGCTGGTTTCGAATGGCAAATGCCTGAATCACACGCAATCTGGAGTTAAATCCGAATAAATCGCACGGCGAAGGGGGCATAAGCTTCGCCTCCTTTCAACTTGTGTTCCCAGACCCGTGTGTACTGGAGTAGAAATGAAAATTTGGGAGAAAGTTAATAATATAACAGGAAACTCCTCAAAGGCTAGGTACTTGGTG